CTGCTACTGCTATTGTTAAAACTTACGAGATGCCCGGCGGTAGTAAACGTACCGTACTGGTTGATAAAGCTAATCCAGAGAGAGTAGTAGAAGCAGCTGGTGTTATACCGAAAGCTCCTGAAGTCGGTGATCGCTTTACAAGAGCTAGTATAATCGAACAGGACAAACCATTCCTTGTGTTACAAGACGGTAGACAGTTTGGTCCTTTAACCAGAGAGAAATTAGATTTAAACATAAGAACAAAAGCTTTAAAACCAGATGCGAAGATAGCACAAATGGGAGGTAAGCAGTGGTTTGATCTATCTGAGTTAATGGGAGGAAAAGCAGGAGCTGGTAGAGATGTAACAGAAGCTTTAGGTACTAAAGAAGACATCACAAGAGTAGGTAATACTTGGGAAGCAATGTCGCAGACTGAACCGTTGTTTAGAACGAAAGCATCGTTTCAAGGTGAGCTTGAAGATATTATTACAGACCCAACGACTGGTTTTAAAGATTGGCAGGTTAAAAAGGAAAGAAATGGAGATTTTAAGTTTACTAAAAAACAAGGTGAGGGAGAAATAACTGTTAGAGAAAAAGGTGATGTAGTAAGAGTTGTTTCAGATTTGGCAAAGCGTAAAGGGGAGGAAGTGTATCAAACTGTTTTACAGTATGCACATAATAACAAAAAAATCTACAAACCGTCTGAGTTTAGTCTTAGCGATATTAATCAGGTTAGAACTATAGGTGCTATGTTTAGTAGTGCGTTGAAAAATAAAACAACTAAACATTTTACATTATCAGAGACGCATAAAAAGTTTTTCGAGCTGCCTGAAGGTTATAAATGGGGTCAGGATTACCAACAGGATTTAAAGTATTTAGCATTAGCAGAACGCAATATAGTAGCTGATAGATTGGATAGCTTAGGGTTAGGTTTACTGGACGATTACAGACTTGAAGATTTTGAATATGACTTTAATAAAAATAAGTTTTTAGACGAACAAGGGGAGATAAGCGACCAAGAGATAATAGACCTTATTAAAGCTGACGACCCTGAGTTTAAAGCAGGTATTGGACTTACAACGTTTAAAAGAGCAGTTGTTACCGATACAATCATGCGTGGTCCTAAACCCGGTTTTAGAGGAGAAACAGGAGTAGCTAAAACAGCTTTAGACAGAATATTCCCAATGCCCGCTGAAGCCAAAGGTCCGTCCAGTTTTGGTACTGAAATAGACCCTAAGACAAAAGAGTTCTTACTCAAAGGTACTGAATCTAGAAAAATAAAAGAAAAAGGATTTAAGGAAACGAGAACTGAAGCAGGTGTTGTACGAGAAAGGATTAAGCCTGAAGATTTGGATGAAATTCCTACTGTAAGTAATACTTTAGATCAGCTAACAACAAATGCTAAAAGTCCTGAAGTTCGTAACTTAGCTAAGTCTTTAAAGGAAATAATAAACGATCCCGAAGATTTAAATGTACCTATTGATTATAATCCAAAAGAAGGTAAGCCTTTTACAACTTCAGAAGGTACAATTCAAACACTAGGTAGTTACGCTCCGGTTAAAGATGCAATAAATTTAAATAAAGCAGCAAATGAAGAAACTTTAGTTCACGAAATACTTCACGGTGTTACTTCTCGGAAACTAGCTGGTTGGGTTGGGAAAGGTGAAAAGGCATTAGATTCTGTGACGTTAGCAGATACAGGTGCTCTCATTGATAATCCAAAGACTCCTAAAGCTGTTAAGGAATTAGCACTTTCTTTTAGAAAAGTAGCCCTCGGTAAAATGGTGAGCGGGGCAGGACTTTACCCTATGAAAAATTTAGATGAGTTTCTTGTGGGTGCTTTTACTAACAAGAATTTTCAAGAACTTCTAAGTACAATACCCGCAGAAGATAACAGGAATCTATTTCAAAAAATTGTCGATGCCGTAGCTGAGTTGATAGGTATTAAAGATAAAGGCACTTTGTTAGAAAAAGTAATAAGGGATGGTGCTGAGATTATATCGTCTAGCAGAAGAGAAGCAGTTAGTCCTGAATTTACAAAAGGATTAAAAGAATTTGATGCACGAGTTCAGCAACCACCATTAAGGTATTCTAAGAAAGAACCGCAGAAGTTCCTTGAAGCCGTACCTGAGAAGTTTCGTGGATACGCAGAAGCATTGTTAGACCCTTCAAAAGGTACACCTAGACTACCACAGTTTGCTTTAGAAACGGGTGACGATGTTGTAGTACTAAAGGAGTTATTAGAAAGTTACTACAAAGAAAACCCAGATAAGATAACAGTACAAGGAGCAGTAACCGAAGTAGGAGAAGAGATTGAAAAGCAATTAATGCTACAGCAAGGTAAAGATACTGCTACTAAGATAGCTGAAGCCCGCGTAATACAGCAAAGCTTAAGAGACCAAGGAGCTGCTGTTATCAACAACTTAACTGAGTCTATAAGGAAGTACGACGATGCTGGCGGGGGTGATGTGGCAGTAGCTGAGATAAAGAACAACTTCCAACAGTTACTTAGTGTGGCTGATGTATACAGACAGTTAGGTAGAGAAAGTAGTTTACTTTTAGGTGCTAGAAGAGAGAACTACGGAAGTCGTAAGATCGGTCTTAGTGAATCTGATTTTCAAATAGAAGGTATACGTAAAGAGTTTGCTAATGCTTCTGGTTCCGATCCTAAAAAGATGGTTAACATTATCAGGGAGAACATCGACGAAAACGATCCTGAAGCTACGTTTAATAAACTGTTTAAAGTATCTAAACAAGCACAAGGTAAAAGTTTCTTGGATATGCCTACTGAGTATTGGATGAATGCTATACTTAGTGGACCCAAAACCCAAGTAGTCAATGCGATGGGTAATAGTCTTACTCAGATATGGTCTTCCATTGAATCTGTTTTAGGTGGTATAGCAAGTGGTAATATGGACGTTGTACGTGCTGTTATGGCTTCTTGGTCCGATAAAGAAATGTTTAAAGAAGCAGGTAAATTTGCTAAGAAAGCTTTTAAACAATCTGATAACGTATTAGACCCACAAGCTCGTGCATTTAGTGATCGTCCATCTGTTGCTATCACAGGTAAAAGAATCTCTGAAGCTCTGCCCGGACAAGGTTTATCAATCAAGCAAGAACAAGGTTTAGATTGGTTTGCTAACAATGTTATAAGAATACCAAGTCGTTTGTTGATGACAACTGATGAGTTCTTTAAACAATTAGCTTATCGTAGAGCAGCTCGATTAAAAGCAGCTATGTCTGGTATACAGCAAGGAGTAAATGATCCGAAGAAACTTGCTGAATACATAAATAAAACATTAGACGGCGTTATCACAGAAGGCGGACGCATGGCCTCTAAAGAAGGACTTGCTAGAGAAGCTAATCAAATAGCAGTTAGTAAAGGAATCAAAGATACTACTGAAAAGAATAAGTTCATATTAGATTATGTAGAAAAGAACTTTGATGAAGATAAGTCTGCACTCATACAATACGCACAAGACGAAGCGAGGTATCTTACTTTTACAAAAGAACTAGAAGAAGGTGTAGGTAAAACATTACAAGACTTCACGAACAGACACCCCTCATTCCGTTTTATATTACCTTTCGTAAGAACTCCTACTAACATCCTTACATTTGCTATAGAACGCACACCGTTGATGGCTAATCCGTTAATGATGCAAGAGTTCGCTATCTTACGTAAAGAGTTCGGGAGTGCTGATCCTATTGTGAAAGCACAAGCTAGGGGTAAAGTAGTGACTGCTGTTTTAGTAACTCTTGGATTAGTAGAAGCTGTAACTGATACTGACGGTTCAATCACAGGTGGGGGACCAAAGAACGAAAGGGAAAAGAAAGCTTTACAAGCAGCTGGATGGCAACCGTACAGTATAAAAATTGGAGATACTTATTATAGTTATCAAAGATTAGACCCATTAGCTACTCCTCTTGGAATTATAGCTGACTTAGTAGAAACTGGTAGGGATATATCTGCATTAGAAAGTAAAGACTCAGAAAAATTAATAGAACACGCTTATCAATCTTTTATTATATCTCTTACAAGAAACATTACTAATAAATCTTACTTAACAGGTATACAAACCTTCATAGATGCAGCAAGTGATCCAGAGCGTTTTGCTTCTAAATTCATGAAAAACTTTACTTCTTCTTTTGTGCCTAATGTTTTATCTCAAATGGCAGATAGCGACGAACAGGTAATGAAAGAAACTAGAGGCGTTATGGATGCCATTAAACGGAAGTTAGGAGCACGTGGCGGTTTAGATGCTAAAAGGAATGCGTTGGGTGAGGAGATAATGACAGAGACGTTGTTAGCTTCTCCTATGCAAGCCCTTAATCCTATAGCAGTATCAACTAAAAAGGATGACCCTGTGTTGCAAGCAATGGCTGAATTAAAGCACGGCTTCAGGAATCCTATACCTAATTTAGGTGGTGATATAGATTTACTAGACTACGAAACAGAAAGTGGTCAATCAGCTTACGATAGATGGTTGCAGTTGTCTTCTGAAATTAAAGTTAAAGGAGATACATTAAGACAACGATTAAATAGACTCGTAAAATCTAGAGACTTCAAAAATATGACCCCGTTATCTGAACCGGGACTTCCCAGCCCAAGAATACAGATGATAAATAGTATATTAGATGAATACAGAAAGGCTGCTCGTAAACAAATGTTAAAGGAGTTTCCTGAATTAGATCGAAAGTATTCTTCGTTAACTCTTGCTAGAACGAGACTTAAAACTGGCGTATCTCGTGAAGATGTACTTGCTCTTCTCACTCAATAATTAATAATATACACTTAACATCATGGCTAACACTTACCAAGACGATATAGCAGATGCCGGACAGACGGACTTTGCTTTTACTTTTGATTACTTAGAAGACGAACACGTTACGGTCGAGATTAACGGTGTTGTTCAACTTACATCTGATTATTCAATCATCGTTGAAAGTAATGGCGATACAAAGGTACGGTTAAATGTTGGAGCAACAGCTGGACAAATCGTCCGAGTACGCAGAAAGAGCCAACCCGGTGATAACCTTGTAGACTTTGTAAATGGTTCTGTATTAACGGAATCGGAGTTAGACAGAGCGTACCTACACAATCGTTATCTTGCTGAAGAGATCAGTGAGTTAAATGATGCGTCGTTGCAGCGTAAAGAAGGAAGTCAGGACTTCACTACTAATAACCAAAAGATAAAAGACGTAGCTGATCCAGTAGACGCACAAGACGCAGCTACTAAGAACTACGTTGATACTAACGATGCGTTAAAAGTTAATAAAGCTGGAGACACGATGTCTGGTGCTTTAGCGATGGGTAGTAATAAGATAACAGGTTTAGGCACTCCTACTGCTTCAGCAGATGCAACCACTAAGACATACGTAGACAGTACTGTATCGTCTGCTTTAACTGGTATTGGGCTTACTCCTGACTTCTCTAAACTGCAAGGAGACGGTTCTAAGACAGACTTCTCTTTAACATTCAATACGAACAGTATCTCTTCATCTGCTATCTTAGTTACAATTAACGGAGAAGTGCAAGACCCAGATGACTACACGATTGTTGGGGGAGATAACGAAATAAGATTTACTACACCCCCAGCGAACCTATCAGAGATACTTGTTATCGAGCGAGGATATAAAACAAAGATGGATATACCAGACGAATACGACTACGGTACTTTAACTGATCCGGTTAAAGCGTCTTACACTTACGGAGGGATTGTATAATATGAGCATTCAAGTACAACTTAGAAGAGGCACATCCGCACAGAACTCAGCATTTATAGGAAAATCAGGTGAGTTAATCTACACAACAGATACTAAAGAATTGTTTGTACACGACGGTACGACACCAGGTGGTACTGAGATAGTATCACTTAGTGCGTTAGCAGCTGTAGCGTCGTCTGGTAGTTATAACGATTTAAGTGATCAACCAGATTTATTCAGTGGTAGTTATAACGATTTAAGTGATCAACCAACCATACCAACAAATAACGTTTCGCTTGCTAATGGAGCAGGTTATACAACTAATACAGGAACTGTTACTCAGGTTAATACTGGAACTAGTTTAACTGGTGGTCCGATAACTACAACTGGAACAGTAAGCATAGCTAACGGAGGAGTAGTATCTGCAATGCTATCAACAACATTAGACTTTGGATCAATCGCATGAGTGTTTACCGAACGCTAGTAAGTAAACACGATGAAAGTAAAGCGAACAAATAACCACATATAATCATGGCAAACATAGAAGTAAAACTTAGAAGAGGAACCACCACAGAACACAGTACATTTCCCGGTGCACAGGGAGAAATAACCGTAGACACTGATAAAAATACAGTTGTAGTACACGACGGCACGACCGCTGGAGGTCATGAACTACTGAAAGGTGATAACTCTAATTTAGATGTGGGGGCTAGTTCGGTTGTAGTAAACGAAAGTGGTGCTGATGTTAAAGTAGGTATCGGAGGAGCTGTAGACAATACAAATGAAATAGCTTTATACGGTGATGTAATTATTAAAGACAGTGAGAATTTAGCATCATTAACCATCGAGCAAACTGGTGCAACATCAGGAGCAATTATGTATTTACAAGCACCCGGTAATGGTAACATTCGGTTTATAGATACGAATGCAGCGGCTGGTAATCAGCAAATGCAGTTGACGGTAGGTTCTGGTCAAATGCTATTTCAAGCTTTAAGTGATGATGGTACGTCAGTTTCACAAGATATATTGAAATTAGGTAGTAGTGGTGAGGTGGGTATAGCTAAAACAGCTGATACTGGGTATAAATTAGATGTATTAGGTACTATTAGGACTACCGATGGTAATCTATTTATCACAGGAGACGAAGCGGCTTTTGGTATCGGTAACGGACCGGGGATTAGAATTATATATGATGATGGAGCAGGTACTTTAGAAACAAGAGACATATTTGTTAAAGCAAACGGTGATTTGGACTTTAATAATTTAGAATCAAATAGTACGCCTTTTAGGATTAAAAAAAATGGTGGTCTAAATTTTGGAAACATACCCACTTCATCTTCTGGTCTATCTAGCGGTGATGTTTGGAATAACTCTGGAGTACTAAACATAGTTCCATAAGATGATCGACTCCCTCTCTGGCTTTCTTAACACCGCTCTTGTCGTCGCTCTGGGCGTGATCGGGTGGATTATCAAACGTGTTATTGAACGTCTTGATCTTGGTGAGAAAAGAATGACTAAGATAGAGGTGGAGTTAGCTGCACAGCGGGAAAGAGATAGAGCTGTTGAAGCACGGATCGCAAAGGTAGAAGAAGCACTTAAAGAAGTTCACACTAAATTAGATCGTATGATGGAGGTATTAGTGAGGAAATAGATTATGAAGAAAAAGAAACCGGGGTTGTATGAGAATATGAATAAGCGTAAAGCTTTAGGTATTAGTAGAAGCAAAAGTAAATCTACAGTTACACCAAAGGCTTACGCTAATATGAAGCGTGGGTTTAAGAAGCCCTAACAATTAGTGGCTAGACCGTACAGAAGACCTCGTGTTGTTAGACCGAGTCCATTAATCGCTCAATACAATACACTTGGTGCGGTTGCTGCGGGAAGTGCGACGGAAGCGGTAACTACAGCAACGGCTGCTAAAGCAGTGACAGATTCTATTACAGCTGACCCTGACATCATTGGATTAAGTGGTGGTGACGCACCGTTGAGTGACCCACAGATCGATTCTTTAGGAGCAACTGCTAGTGATAACTTAGATGTTTACGAAGGAGGAGGAGCATAACAAATGGCTACATTTAGTAAAAGAATACAACTTAGAAGGGATACCCCCAGTAATTGGGCAGCCACCAACCCTGTACTTTTAGAAGGGGAGATAGGCCTTGAATTGGATAGCAGTCGTAACAGGATGAAGATCGGAAACGGGACGGATGCTTGGAATGATTTACCGTACTTCTTAGACGCACACGAGGAGGATGTTGGTGATTATCAAGACTTTATAGATGGATTAAATACACCGTAACGAGCAATGAGCAGTTTACTTACACAGTTAGGTCAGAAGGTTAAAGCCAAGCTTGATAACAAGTTTGATAAGTCTGGAGGCTTGATTAGTGGTTCGGTAAATATATCACAATCTCTGCAAATTGGATCATATCTTACATCAAGTTTACCAGAAGCTGGTACATCAGGACGTATCATATATGTCACAGATGGAGATGGTAGTGGTGGTCCTTGTATAGCGGTTGACGACGGAACAGCGTGGAAAATCGTAGAGCTTGGAGGTGCGGTACCTACTGCTACTCATATACTTGCAGAAGATGGAGACAGCTTAACGACTGAGGCTGGAGCTATTCTGATTACCGAGGTAGCTTGACAGTTATTAGCTGTCCTTATACTCTTTCTAAACACAACTAACCCACAACAAAGGATTATATATTATGTCTAGTTTGCTTACCCAATTGGGTCAAAAAACAAAAGTAGAGCTTGATAAGAAGCTTGCCCTCGCAGGTGGAACAATGACTGGGGCTTTGACCCTCAGCGGTGCTCCTACTGCTTCCCTTCACGCCGCTACCAAAGCTTATGTAGATACTGCTTCTGATACTTCAGCTCTTCAGTCCGAACTTGATGCAACTCAAGCAGGTGCTGGTCTTGGAACAGGTGGTGCTTATACAGCTAACGGTTCTGCTAACTACATCAGTTCGGTAACGACTCTTCAAGCTGCTGATAACGCTCTTGATAGTCAGTTAAAGACTGTTGCTGACGCTGTTGCTTCTAACGACTCCGACATTTCTACCTTACAATCTAACGTAAGCAGCAATGACTCGGACATCAGCTCACTTCAATCTGACGTTTCATCTGCTCAGTCTGACATCACTACTCTTCAATCGAACGTTTCTTCGAATGATAGTGACATCTCTTCTTTGCAGTCCGACGTATCTGCTAACACTTCTGCTATCAGCAGTAACGACACAGACATCTCTGCTCTTCAAACACAAGCTGGTTCCCTCGCTTCTGACGGTAACTCTGCTTCGTTCAGTGGAAACATCAGTGCTGCCAATGCTACGTTCTCTGGTAACTTGACTGTTAATGGTACGACCACTTCGGTTAACACCACCAACATCGATGTTACTGACAGCATCATGAACCTTTCTAAAGGTGCTGGTTCCGGAACAAATGCTTCGAATGACGGTGGTTTCATCGTTGAGCGTGGTTCTTCCGAAAGCAATGTTGCTTTTATATGGGACGAAGGAGACGACAAGTTCAAAGTTCTCTCTACTTCCGCAACTGCTGCTGCTACTGACATCTCTTCGACTGACGGATCGGCTAGTGCCGCTAAGTTTGACGCTGACCTCTACCATAACGGTACTGAGTTAGGAACAGTCGCTGAGTTCGAAGCTGCTTTAAGTTAAGCTTTACAGCTCATCCATCATTAAGGGGCGGTTCTTCGGAGCCGCCTCTTTTTGTTTACAAAGATAACAACAGATAGTAATATAACACCATGCTTAGTCATAAAGAGGGAAGTAAACTGCACGATAAGATAGCAGGTGCGTACAGCCACAGCATAGATATGATGGAAGATATGGGGGAGTACAACGCTGCCTTACTCAATGGAGCTAGACAGTTCTTGAAAGATAACAACGTTACTATGGACAGCGGTGTAGGTACGCCATTGGAAGCATTAGACCATCAATTAAAAGCGTTACCATTTGAAGAAGAAGAACAACATCGAGATACCACCCAAGCTCAAGGACTTTAGAAACTTTCTATACTTAGTTTGGAAACATTTAAATCTGCCTGACCCTACCGAGCTACAGTACGACATAGCGGAGTACTTGCAACACGGCCCTAAGCGGTCTGTTATCATGGCGTTCCGGGGAGTAGGTAAGAGTTGGATAACATCTGCTTTTGTAGTACATCAGCTACTGCTTAATCCATCTAAAAACATACTTGTTGTATCAGCCAGTAAGAATAGATCGGATGACTTCTCTACCTTTACCCTTCGTATCATCCAAGAGATTCCTATACTACAAGGATTAAAACCATCAGAGAACCAACGATTCAGTAAGATAGCATTTGATGTAGGGCCAGCTCCTGCGTCTCACGCACCCTCTGTTAAGTCCCTAGGTATATCGTCACAGCTCACAGGTTCCCGTGCAGACATCATCGTAGCGGACGACGTAGAGGTAGCTAATAACAGTGCTACTCAAGGAATGAGGGATAAGCTGGATGAACAAGTAAAAGAGTTCGACGCTATTGTTAAACCGCTGGACTCCTCCCGTATCATCTTTCTTGGTACTCCTCAATGTGAGGACAGTATATACAACAAACTGCGAGAGAGGGGCTACAAGAGCCGTATATGGCCTTCAGAGTATCCAGATGAGGTAGAAGCTACTAACAACTATGGAGGCGATCTAGCACCCCTTATAGCGGATAACATAGCTCCTGATACTGTCGGTACTTCTACAGAACCCTTACGGTTCACTGATCTCGACCTAGAAGAACGTAAGATGAGTTACGGTCGTACCGGGTACGCTCTTCAGTTCATGTTGAACCCGAAGCTGTCTGATGCTGATCGATACCCACTAAAGATTAACGATCTGATTATATCTGATGTAGATGTAGACCTAGCTCCTGAAAAGATTGTGTGGTCATCTGACCCGGATAATACGGATCGTGACCTCCCAAATGTCGGATTGGCGGGGGATCGATTTAGGAGACCCTTTTCCACTGTAGGTGATATGATACCGTACAGCGGCTCTGTGTTATCTATTGACCCCAGTGGACGTGGTAAGGACGAGACAGGGTACGCTGTGGTTAAGATGCTTAACGGACAACTGTACGTACCTGATGCTGGTGGTATAAAAGGTGGGTACGACGAAAGCACCCTTAAACAACTGGTAGCTATAGCAAAGGATAACAAAGTTAATATCGTTGTTATAGAGTCTAACTTTGGAGACGGTATGTTTATGGAGCTGATTAAACCTCTGTTTAGAACAACATACCCGGTAACCATAGAAGAAGTTAGACATAACAAACAAAAGGAGCTACGTATCGTTGATGTAATGGAACCAGTACTTAACGCTCATAGACTTGTTGTTGATCCTAAAGTTATAACAAATGATTACAGATCAGCTCTTAGCTACCCTATAGAACAACAGACCAGATATATGTTAATGTATCAGCTATCACGGATAACAAGAGATAAAGGATCACTGGTACACGATGACCGTCTTGACGCACTATCAATCGCTGTTGGTTATTGGACGCAGCAGATGGCTGCTAACGCTGACCAATCGATGGTTGATAGACAACAAGAACTACTTCATAAAGAACTACAAGACTTCACGGATAGCTTCCATAAGCGTAATAACAAAGCTGTAGCTGTCACTTGGATGTGAGTCGCTAACGCTCCTCCTACTTATAACAAACCTTTGATTACCTGTTATAGCTGTTATATAAGGTGATAACGTAGTTAGTGTAAATACATAAATAGCTATACCTTGAAATACTAAAGTTAGAGTTTAGATTTACTAGGTCTACTGTTGTAGACACACCTATCCTTAAAAACTTATTTAAAGATCACGTTATCAATCAGACCGTTTAGAGATGTTAGCGAAAGAACGAATGTATGAGCTAACTAAACAACTGGTATATTGATCTGATGGAAGCTGCTGTATTTGTAAGGTTTACCTTTGTTAAAAGGAACTACTACAACTAGCGTCAGCTGATGTAACCTCTTAGTAGGTATTGCTTATATTCTTATCTATATACCTATTAATATGAGACGTTTTAAACGAAGTTACAACGACTATCTAAATCTCATTAGTATAAAAAGTAACAGCCGAAGGGAGTATGTAAAGCATAAAAGTTAAAGATGTAGTGTTTAAGCGGTAGACAGCGGGTGTCTCAAAACTGTCTCAATAACATCTCACATTTAACTAGTAAACAGCTTTGTTATAAAGTAGTATAGCTACTGTGAATATTAACGATCAAACAGATACGTTCCAGTACGAACTAGCCAAGCTTATATATAGGTTCAAGAGCGAATACGATATTAACGATTACACGATAGCCGGATGCTTGGACTTCGCTAAACTGTCTGTATTGACGGAAACAGATGATGTTATCTTTAACCCAGACTTAATCACCGACAATGAAGAAGAAGACACAGACACCGACGACAACAACAACATTACCTTCTAGCGAAGTAGATCCAACCCTACCAATCATTCGTATCGTCTCTGAAGAAGAAGAGATGCACGTAAAGCTTGAACTGGAGATGGAAGATGAAACCCACGATATGCTTGTTAAATGGGGCAAAGAGGTAGCATCCGATGAGGACTACATCAATATCGCCCTTACGGACGGCTTAAAGCACGGTATATCAAGCGATAAGTAGCACTTCGCTACAGCTGTTCAAAAGGTTTTAGTCGGAAAAATCTGAAAGGCTAATATAACGCTGTGTATCCGTCCGTTACCCCCGCATGTACCCGCAAGATTCTTATAGGGAGGGGGGATGTATTGCTTCGTACTCTATGTATTATGTCTAATTAGTTTTGTTGATAATCAACGATTTACGCAAACATCGCCAGTTTCCTGCTGATCTATTGCTTAATTTTCTTCGTTATTGCAAGTAAGTTGCAGTAAGAATCGGTACTAATACTTTCGTTGTTAGTGTATTTATGTATTTACTCTTGTTTGTATTTTTCGCTTTTCAGGTTCAAATGTATAAAAAATATACACTAGTCTGTATAGAAAATATACACGATGTATAAAAAATATACACATGCTGTATAAAAATTAGACACATTGTATAGGAATTATGCACCACTATACAGCAATTTTGATTGGCATGGTGTTTGCTAATAAGGGGTAGTTCTTTCTCAAGGGTCAGTTTCCTGATCCTTCTAAATAAACCAATAAAAAATACTAAATACCATGAATGATACAAAAACACTAATTAACAAGGTTAAAGCTATCGGTAATCAAGTTGACCGGGTCAGTAATCAAGTGGATCGGGCCACTCAGGCACTTCGCAATCAAGAATTGCGTAGAATCATGAAATCACAGCCCAAAACGCATACTGAGAAAGTGGACATCGTAGATGCACTGCATATGATAGCTAATGACATCAATCCGTCCATCCTTCGTTAACATTCAACCTTTAAACCTCACCTTTAATCGGGTGAGGTTTTTTTGTGACTGGTAAAAATGCTGTGAATAACTCCTTGAATTATATGTTTGACAGCTTACCTGTCCGTATATTTAAGGGAGCAAGACAGCTTACCTGTCCGTACAAACCAAATAACCAATAACACCAAAAATACAGAATGAATACTACAGATAACACTTACAACGGATGGACAAACTACGCAACTTGGCGTGTAAACTTAGAGCTATTTGATGGAGACAACGAAAGGTGGTCTTATGGATCGCCTGATGGGATGCGTGAATTTGCAGAGCTATTAATCACCGAAAGTACAGATGAAGGCGTAGGCAGAGATTATGCAATGGCTTTTCTTGATGAAGTGAACTGGCAAGAAATTGCAGAGCATTACGAAGAAGAAGAACTTGCAACCGCTTAAGACCATGAAACCTATCAAAGTAATCAATCGCATACCAACACCTGCCGATCAAATCGAAAGAGAGACGGCAAAGCTTTTCAATACCAAGCTAAACAAGTTCCTTGGCTATGCTTTCCCGCTTTTGTGTGGGCTGGGCTGGCTTCTTATCTTGTTAGCTATCTTCAGTTCATAAACCTACAAATCAAAACCAATGAATATTAAAATAAATGTCCGAGAAGATAGCATGGGCTGTCTTTATTTAACACCTGTCAAACAATCATATATCGATCAAATCATTGATTATCTAAAAGAGTTTAATGTAGACTCTGACGGCTCTGTATTGATTCAATCCGATTATGAAGTGGAAAGCTTTTACGAAGATTGTACTTATCGACAAAAGAAAGATATTCAATCGGGTTGGGGGGCTAACATGTTATTCGATGCGTGGACTTTCCTTAATTATGTAGGATGGGATGCTTGTGAAGGGTTGGAATTAAAATGAATAACAAAGAAAATACTGACCCAAAGCTTTGCATCAAACAAGTAAATCATTACGAATCCTTGCAACCTATGGCATACGATGTCTACAAAGTTTCCATTGAATGCTTGGAACGCTCTTTTGATATGGCTTGTAATGAATTAAAAGCGTACCCAAAAGGAAACCTTGGATTGACCTTGGATTCTGCAAAGGATAAACGCTGGCATGAGCTACGCAAGGTAAAGGAAATCTATCAAGGGGGCATGAGGAAACTCAATAGAATGGCTCCTAAATCTTACCTACTGAAAAGACGGGAAGAAATACGGGAACAAAAGCATTCAGTGAGCAAAGCGAATGAATGCGTTGGAGCGTAGCGACATGAAAATAAACCAACCTACCGAAAACTCTCTTTATGTGACAATTGGCAACTTTACTTACTACTTTGACGATTCAATAGAAGGGGAGTGTACAGTCAACAGATGGCATAAAGATGATGATGATATAAACGAACCTGAGCTTTTCCAAACAACCGAGGACGAATAAACGAAAATGAAAATACAACCAAAACTTAACTATTCTATGTCTGGCTACGGACAACTCAATAAAGATAAAATCTATTCTGCCATTGACGCAACCAACCAACCAAATTGGAAAGAAGAGGGAAAGATATTTGTCGAAGCCAACGAAGATTTAACGATTGAGCTGTTATTAAAACAGGGAGAGTACGAACTTATAAAAGAATGAAAATACTTGTTTTAACTATCCGAGCACACGGGGAAGAAGATGATATATATGTCTTTGATAACCGAGAAGTGAATGTCTTACCTACCATTAAAGAGTGGCTTAAAGAGAACGATATAAAGCTTACCTTACCTGACCATGTAACCGACACCTACAGCTTCATGGACTGGTTTTACGATGCTGAGAACAGCCTTGAAATAGGTACTGATTTCTTTGTTAACTTACAATACAAAGAGTTGTTATCCGAATGAGTGTAACCATCTACCTAACCGATCACAACGGAAAGCAGGTTGCGTTCTTCTATCGAATCGATTCAGAGAGATATTTAACAGCACCTCAGCTTATCTGGGCGTGTCGTCAACATCCAGAGTATCAAGGCACAGCGGAATCAAAGGAGCACTTCATCGAGCAAGCAAAGGGTGTTATCAAGGAGCTTAGCCGATCACCAAAAGTTTGCAAAGATTGTGGGTTGACATCTCCAAAAATGGAGTCACAACTTACCTGTCCGCAATGCTTAATAAATGACCAGTAACAACGAACCGACCTTTTTAGATATGAACGACCTATGTGACGATAGCCTTGAGGCTTTAATACAGCATTACCTGTCCTTGAAGCATAAGATGCCTGACTCTGTAACTGTCCGTGAACGATTGCTTGAGCTTGAGAGGGAGCAATTTAACCGAGAGAAATCGTCCACAATAGAGGGCGTTATCCGACAGAACACCGACAACCCAATACAACCAATGAGTGAAGACAAAGAAAAGTACAGCGGTGATTTATACGGCTATGAAGTAATGTTACGAGTCCTTGATGAAGAGACTTGGATCGTAGATGTCCGTGATGAGGTAACCGATGAATATGTAGACGGCTACGAGTTTGAAAACTACGATGAAGCTGTGACTGAATACAAATTACAAGTTAATCATCTATGTAATAACAAAGAACCTAAACTATGCAATGACCTTAACTGAAGGAGAATATATACTTATGACTATGATGACACTATTTTGCGTAGCACTGGTGGCAATAATCTTTACCTGTTGGATGTACCGTGATTAATACAGGATTATTTACCCGAACCAAATACAACAACGATATGAACAACTACGACACTTGGTTGTTTGAACCTTATGAAAAGCATTACAATGAAATGGAAAAACTGGAAGCACACTTGGAAGAACTACGTGAAATGGAGGAAGAGGATCAACAGACATACTGCGACATCCACAACCTCAACTTCGGAGACATCCAAGCGTACTTGTGATGGTATTTTTTGGGATGTTAATCGTGAACGATCACAGCGTGATAACGAACTGCGTTCGATTAACACTATCGCTGAAGCTGACATCATACGACAGGATTTATTAAGTGAACGAGAACTACTTAGACTTCGAACCGACTGATGTCCCGCTGTTTAATTGGGGTGGGGTGGATCACGAAGCTATTCGTCAAGGTTTCGATTATTTCTTCTCACAGAACCAAGTGACAGGGTTTAAGATGGACAAGAACGGAGAGTACGAACGCACGGAGGACGGCAGATTGGTCGCTTATCGTACAAGCACTGCTCGTACACTACCTAGCTGTTGGTTCAATAACTATTCACAGTAACATATGACAAAGCAAACAAGAGGACACGCTTGGCGGATGAGGGAGTGGGGACGCACAGCGTACCGTAACCGACAAGCAAAGTTACGAATGGAAGGGGAGTCGTCTAAGACGGAAGCATCTAAGCGTATGTTAAAAGTCATGGCTCCAAGGTTGGGTAAGCGAGTGGATGAGTTTATGTACACTTTTGGAGGCAACACACAGCACACTACACCGTTGTTCCTTACTTTTGTACTTGATATGTGTCCGTATCAGATAGCTAGTATCGCTTTACAAACTTTGCTTGATCACCTCCACTTTAACTTACCTGTTGGACGGATGGCTTACAAGATAGGAAAAGCATTTGAGAACCAAGCGAGGTGGGACAAAGCGATGGAAGAAATGCATCCACACAAGAAAGACTTACTTGCCTTTGACGATCGTTCGAAAGCGATGAAGTTGAAGCAGTTTTACGACTACGAAGAGGAACGGTTCACACTGTGGGACAGTAGGTGTAAGGCTGGGCTGGGTGCTTGGTTATTGGAAACGATCCGTGAAGAGACAGGGATATGGGAGTTAGACTTTGCACTTGGTAGACAGAAGGGGCACAAGCCGGAGCGTATCGTCAAAGCGAGTGGTGGATATACGGACTGGGTCAAACGGTTTGATGCGTGGAAAGAAACGACTCGTGTGTTTAAGATGGCGATCCCGGATGAACCAATTGATTGGTACACATTAGTGGGTGGAGGGTACAGCTTAAAGCACATGCCACCACAGGAGTTTTTCACGGGGAAACCGATGTCGTGGTTTAAAGATTACGAGAGTAGTTACCAACATGCATTCAGTGCTGTTAATAAGTTACAGAAAGTAAGTTGGAAAATTAACAAAGAGATTTTAGAAATTACTCGAAAATGTTACGACAATAAAAGAGTAGTAGGAAACATACCTAACTTTAGTGAGATACCAGAGCAACCAAGGTACAATGGAGGTGACGAGCATGAGTTACGTGCGTGGAAGCTGAAGCAAAAGGACATCAAAGGAGTCAACGAAGCGAACGCCAGTAAACGTTACCTGACTGTACGTGTACTACACCTCGCCAAGATATACAGTGAGTGGGATAAGTTTTACTTTCCGTATCGTTGCGATTACAGGGGTAGAGTGTACGCTTTACCGTATTATCTCCATCCACAAGGGTCTGACTTAGCGAAGAGCTTGTTGGATTTCAGTAACGGACAGCAAGTGGTGGATGAAGAGGACTTGGAAGCTGTGCTTGTACACGGAGCTAACATGTGGGGAGTAAAAGGTACACGAGCGGAGCGACTGGAGTGGGTAGGTAAGCGACAGAAGTTTATATTGGAAGCTGCGAATGATCCACACGGTACAGATTGGTGGACTGATGCAAGTGATCCGTTTTGTTTCCTTCGATTCTGTCTGGAGTTTAAGCAATTCACGGAAGAGGGGTACGGATATGTATCGTATCTACCTGTTCGTCAGGATTGTAGCAACAATGGTATGCAGATACTTTCGTTATTACTACGGGACAAAGAGACCGGACGGATGTGTAACTTAGTAGAAGAGGACCGAGCTAATGATATGTACACTGAGTTTGCTGATCGTGTGTACGAGGAGTTAAAACAAGATGAAAGTATAATAGCACAAGAGTGGTTGAAGTACGGCATCTCTAGGAAGTTAGCAAAGCTTGCAGTTATGAACCGTCCGTATGGAGCTACTCATTACAACCTCGTACAAGATGTATTTAAAAGTATCGGAGTGAACCACAACTGGTCATCGACTGGTGAGATGCTCACTGCTGTTATCTACCTGTGTAAGATCGTCAACCGACTAGCTAATGAAGCGTGTCGTCCAGTAAACAGAGTGATGAAATTCTTACGTGAAAGTGTACGAGCACTGGGGTACGACAAAGCGATTACTTGGACTACACCCACAGGATTTAAAGTAGTACAGAGCTACCGTAAGTATAAGAAAGTAGAAGTAGAATCTGTCTTTCAAAATGTAAACATCACTATACAAACAGACAAAGTACTGGATGAGATCGATGCAAAGGGACAAACGAACGCAGTCACTGCTAACTTTATACACAGCTTAGATGCTTGTATCGTACATCAAGTTGCAAACAGTGTTGACTTTGACCTCGCTACTATACATGACTGTTTCGTGACCCACGCTTCCAATGTACGCAGAATGAATACAATAGTACGAGAAACATATACAAACACTTTCACTGTTGATCTCCTAAGCGAGTTCCGTGCGGAGCAAATCAACAACAACCCAGATGCAGAACTACCTGATGTGCCGGAACTTGGATGCTTAGATGTGTCCGCAGTAAAACGCCAGCAGTATCTGTTATCTTAAACCAAATAAATACACTGAGAAATATGACAGTAAAAGCACGTAAGAAACACGACATAATAAAAGCACAAGGCACAGCTAGATATGCCCACTTGAATGAACCTAATAAAAGGTTTGATCCTGAGTACGGTGTATATAGTTGTGATCTTGTTATCGACGAAGAAACAAAACAAGGAATCGTACAGAAGTTAAAGCCTATCTATGAGGCTGAGCTACGAGACATCATGGAAGCTAATCCCGGCAAGAAGATCGAGCAGAAGGGGTTACCTTTTACTGAGGTAGATGGCGGACACATGTTGAAAGCCAAGCTGAAAGCTGGAGGTAGAAGACGGGACGGTACGGAGTATCAACTATCTATCGCTCTGTTTGATGCCGCTGGTAATAAGTTACCGGAGGATGTACAAGTATGGGGAGGTTCCAAAGTGAACGTAGCATTCCGTCCGAAGTTCTGGTACGTACCAAGTCAGGGGTTTGGGGTGACCTTTGAGTTGTCTGCTGTACAAGTGATCGAACTATCCAACGGTGGTGTAAACACTCCAAGTGCAGATGCTTTTGGATTTACTTCGGAAGAAGGATACATCGCTAATGGAGGTGAAGACTTGACCGGAGCATTTGATGCGGAAGAGACAGAAGAAACGACGCTCACAGCGAACTTCTAATTATCGATCCGGATTCGAAGCTACACTAGCTAACCAACTTAAGCGTGGTGGTGTTAGTTTCCAATACGAAACGTTACAGTTAGAGTACACTAAAACGGCAACTTATACTCCCGACTTCATACTACCTAACGGCATCATCATAGAAGCTAAAGGATTGTGGACAGTCGAGGATAGAACAAAGCATTTACTAGTCAAAGCCCAACATCCACACCTAGACATACGACTAGTATTTATGAATGCTTTTAATAAGATTCGTAAAGGAAGCAACACCACCTACGCTGCTTGGTGTGAAAAGAAAAACATACAATATGCAAATAAAACTATACCTAAATCATGGCTTTCACAACCACCCATCAACCATGCGATAAGTGCGGAAGCTCCGACGGATTATCAACCAACGACGACGGTAGCACCCACTGTTTCGTATGCCAAGATCACGTTGGAGCCGGACGAATGAAGAACGAAACCAAGCCTTCCCCAACACCGAGAGATTATGTACAAGGAAAACCAGAAGCTATAGCACGACGCAACCTCACCGAAGACACTTGTCGGAAGTGGGGGTACTGGTGTGGTGCTATGAATGGTGAGCCTGTACAGATAGCTAACTATAAAACACGAGACGGCAAGACGTGCGGACAAAAGATTCGTACACCTAACAAGAAGTTCCACATTAAAGGAGAACTGTTAGGATTGTACGGTCAGCACCTGTGGCGTGACGGCGGTCGTCGTGTCATTGTAGTGGAAGGAGAGATCGACGCTCTTAGTACCAGCCAAGCTATGGATAACAAGTGGCCCGTCGTATCTGTACCGAACGGAGCAGGAGCAGCTAAGAAATATGTAGCTCAAGCTATCGATTGGTTAGATCGTTACGAACAAGTGGTCTTCTGTTTTGATATGGATGATGTCGGACGAAAGGGAGCAGCAGAATGTGCAGCCCTTTTAACACCCGGCAAAGCGTACATCGCAGAGATACCACTGAAGGACCCGTCGGATATGTTAGTCGCTGGACGAGCTAAGGAGTTAGTCAGTTGCTTGTTCGATGCTAGAGAGTACAGACCAGACGGTATTGTAAACGGTAAAGAACTGTGGGATGTCATAGCTGACAGAGAAAACAGTAAGTCTATACCGTATCCGTATGCCGGACTGAACGAGCTGACACTTGGACTAAGACAAGGAGAACTTGTTACTGTGTGTGCTGGCAGTGGTATCGGTAAGTCGTTGTTCTGTAGAGAGATCGCTCACCACATCCTCGGACTGAAAGAGAAGGTAGGATACATCGCTCTTGAAGAAAGTGTACGACGCACAGCTCTTGGTATCATGGGCATCCACATCAACAAACCTATCCACCTTGAAGAAGACGATACAAGTGAGGAGGTACTGAGACCAGCGTTTGAAGAGACGGTAGGTAACGGAAACTTCTACACCTACGATCACTTCGGTAGTATGGATAGCGACAACTTACTAGGTAAGATAAAGTATCTAGTGAAGGGGTACGATTGTAAGTGGATATTCTTGGATCACCTATCGATTGTTGTTAGTGGTATCCAAGGAGACGACGAACGACGATTGATCGACAACACCATGACCAAGCTACGTTCTTTAGTCGAAGAGACAGGATGTGGTATGGTACTTGTCAGCCATCTGAAGCGTGTCGATAGTGGACACGAAGAGGGAGGACGAGTAAGTCTGCACCACCTAAGAGGATCACAAGCAATCGCACAGCTGTCGGACATGGTGATCGGTCTGGAACGTAACCAACAAAGCGAAACAATAAGTAACGAGACACGAGTCCGAGTACTGAAGAATAGATTCAGCGGACAAACAGGACACTGCGACACACTCTACTATAGTGGAGACACTGGACGGTACACTCCTGATGTGTTCAAACCAACTAACGATAACAATGAAACCAATAACCCATTCTAATTATGACACGAACACTATTCTTCGACATCGAGACCAACGCCATTAACGATTGGTCCACTTACTCAGACCTTCACACCGTCCACTGTCTATCTATCTACGATCCTATGATGCCTAAGATGCTGACGTTTCACGGGGAAAGTATAGAGCGTGGATTGTTAGAGCTACAGAAAGCAGACCGTATCGTCGGACACAACGTCATTGACTTCGATATACCAGCGTTGAAGAAGCTGTACGGTTTCTCACCACCACTCATTAAAGTATTAGATACATTAGTTGTTAGTCGATGTGTGTTTCCTGATCTACGGAACGATGACTTCGGACGGAACGGATTCGATAAAGCACTCGTTGGTAGTCACTCGTTAAAAGCTTGGGGACACCGGATGGGTAGCACAACTAAGCTGACATACGGAGAGGAAGACGGAGCGTTCAACAGTTACAACGAAGAGATGCGGAAGTACTGCGAGCGTGATGTTATTGTTACACAGTTGCTGTACGACTATCTGTTTAAGCAGAACCCCAGCCGAGAGATGATAGCGATTGAGCATTGGTTCAAGTTTGTTATCAGCTTGCAAGAGCGACACGGGTTTAAGTTTGATCTGGATAAAGCAGACGTACTGACTGCCAAGCTTATGGGCATCCGAGCCAAGCTGACCACTGACTTACAGAATCAATGGAAACCTACACAGGTAGAGATGAAGAGTCCTGCTGGTTGGACGCTTGAGATAAAGATGGAAGACGGTGTAGAGATTATCAGTCGTAAGACAAAGAACGAACTGAAGCAGGAGCTGAAGAGTCGTGGTTTGAAACAGACGCTGGTAAAGGATGCTAAGAAACAAGGCAACGCTGTGAAAGAGATACCGTTTAATCCGGGTAGTCGTAAGCAGATCGCTGAACGATTGATGGGTCTTGGGTATGAACTGCCTACTGAGAACGACGGAGTATCTTATAAGGTAGATGAATCTGTATTACGTGGTATCGACCACCCTATAGCAGAGGATTTGTTATCGTATCTACTCGTACAGAAAAGACTTGGTCAGTTAGCAGAAGGACAACAAGCGTGGCTCAAGCTACAAAAGAACGGAGTGATCCACGGTAAAGTAAATACCAACGGTGCAGTGACAGGTAGATGTACACACAGTAATCCTAATGTAGCACAAGTACCAAGTGTACGAGCTGACTACGGATCGGAGTGTCGTGAGTTATTCACAGTGCGTAACGGTTACAAGTTAGTAGGGTGTGATGCATCTGGACTTGAGCTTCGTATGCTTGCCCACTACATGGCATTCTACGACAACGGACAATACGCTAAGATCGTGACCGAAGGAGATGTACACACCGTCAATCAAAAGGCAGCAGGTTTGGAGACACGTGACCAAGCTAAGACATTCATCTACGCTTTGTTATATGGGGCAGGTGACGAGAAGATTGGTAACATAGCAGGTGGTAACGCACAGCTCGGACAGAAACTAAAACGTAAGTTCTTCAGTAGTCTACCAGCACTCGCTCGTTTACAAGCTGATGTACAACGAAAAGTAAAACACGGTGGAGAGTTGATCGGTTTAGATGGACGCATACTTCCGATACGCAGCAGTCACGCAGCCCTCAACATGTTATTACAATCAGCTGGTGCAGTAGTTATGAAAGTAGCGTTGATCCAACTGTTTCATTTACTGAACGGATTGAGATGGCAACACGGTAGAGAGTATGCATTCGTTGCTAATATACACGACGAGTTCCAAGCAGAGGTTACACCTGATAAAGCGGAAGCATTCGGTAAGTTAGCCGTTGAATCTATCCAACACGCAGGTAAACAACTCAAGCTTAACGTACCGTTAGACGGTGAGTATAAGATCGGCAACAACTGGGCTGAGACACACTAATCATGACAGAGATAGAATATGATATGTACACTACCTTAGCCAATGTCTATGATACACAAGACCTTACGGTCGATTACGATTGGAGACAACAATACAACGATAAGATGCCATCATCAAACGCACAACGGATCGGAGCAATAGCAGAGACACGTTTTATAGCTGAATGTTTAGAGCGTGACTTCGAACCACATACCCCCACAACGCCGATGCCTTGGGACTTCATTGTCACTTGTCCAGCCGGAGACCTGAAGGTACAAATCAAAAGCACATCAGTTAAAGCTGGAACATTCTATACAGTTAATGCTGGATCAGGAACTACACAGAAGCTACACATATCAAACGATGTAGATGTAGTGGGTGTTTATGTATCTCCTATTAAGATGTGGTGGATGATACCTCGTGGATTAATAGAAAGTAAAACAATCAAGCTATCACCCGAACAAGCAAGCCGATCTAAATATAAAAAATACCAAGAGAACTGGAGTATATACTATGAGTAAAACCAAAACAACATTACTGATTGATGCAGACGTATTAGCGTTTGAAGCGTCAGTCGTAGCTGAAGAATCTATACATTGGAAGGACGAACTGTGGACTGTACACGCAGACATGGCATTAGCTAAAGCTCGTGTAGTCAACAAGATCGTAGAGTTCCAAGAACAATTAAAGACGGAAAATGTAGTGCTGTGCCTGAGTGACCGTGCGAACTTCCGTCGTAAATTAAACCCAGACTACAAAGCAAACCGTGCTAAGTCCCGCTTGCCCATCATCTTACGACAAGTAAAGCAGTGGATCATCGACGAGTTAGGTGGTGTGTTGTGGGCGAACCTAGAAGCAGACGATGTTATATCTATATTAGCTACCGATAAAGCGATGGATGAAGAGACTATCGTTGTTAGTATAGACAAAGACTTCAAGAGTGTACCCGGTATCTTCTACGACTATAACCGTGGAGAGTACCACCAACCAAGTGAGGAAGAGGCGGACAACTATCACTTGATACAAACCATAGCAGGAGATCATACGGATGGATACAGCGGAGTGCCCGGCGTGGGTGTGGTGAAAGCGGAACGAATACTGGAGAAGGATGGATACACATGGGAGACCGTTGTAACATGTTACGAGAAAGCAGGGCTTACTGAACGGGACGCACTGATGAACGCTTGGATGGCACGACTACTACGCAGTGATAACTATTGTTTCAGAACAAACACTATTAAAAAACTATGGACACCAAAGAACTACCAAACCAAGGATATACTAGAGATTTCTCAACAGGGGCTAAGCGTGACGGGGATGATGGACGGGGACGACCCTGCCTTATTCCTCCAGTCGCCCTTCGCCGTCTCGCAAAAAGATTTGAAGATGGCGGAAAGCTTTACGGAGACAACAACTGGAAACGAGGTTTCCCTCTAAGTAGATTATATGACTCGATGTTTAGACATTTGTTGGGGCTGGCTGAGGGGGACAACTCTGAAGACCATGCGGCTGCTATCTTGTGGAATGCGTCGGCTTGGTGCTGGACTGAAGAAAAGATTAAAGAGGGAAAGCTCCCTTCGGAACTGGACGATATAGATTATAACAATGAATGAAGAAATAGTACTACCCGCTCTGTCTCAGGACTTAATCAATAAACTTGACAAACTATTCCCGGATAAATGTCCACTGTTGACAGACACAGAACGTGAGGTATGGTATAAGGTAGGACAAAGAAGTGTAATTAATTATCTTCAACAGACTTACGACGACCAACTAGAACAAGATATAGTAACTAAACAAGTACAGTAATACCATGTGTTTCAGCCAACCTAAGATGCCCCCTATGCCGGAGATACCACCACCTCCACCTCCGCCAGCACCACCTCCACCGCCTCTAGCTATGGCTGAGAAAGCACCGACTAAGAGAGCTACTCAACCTACTAAGCGTCGTCGTGGTACTCAACAAGTTACAGCTCGTCGTCGTCCTAGTATCGGAATGGGTGGCGGTAACGGTGGAACGGGAGTACAGCTTTCACAATAATATAACAATATAAATATAAATATATATGAGCCTTCGCACACTTGATAAAAAGACGTTGCTCTCATCCGTTACAGCTGACGGAGCGGGCAGTGCATTCTCGGTTGAGCGTTCTAAGGGATGGACATTTGTAATCGTTTCATCTTCTGTTACCTCTGGAGCAACCATAGACATTGAAGCTTATCTAAGCGATAGTTCCGCTTGGCATATTATCCACAGTGAGGCCGTCACAGGAGACGGTAGCATTATGGTAAGAGATGATATGGGTCACTACGAAAAGATCAGAGCTAAAGTATCTAGCAGAGTTGACGGTACATACAGCGTCTACGCTACTGGTACTGTTGAGTCTCTGTAATCTACAATGGCTCTTACGTTTCCAACGGGTACAAGGTATCCTAGTAACGTAGTACTTTTACCTAGCAACTGTATACGCCCCGCATTTGAGGAGCTGTATGGGTTTGATTCAAAACAAGATGTAGAGTTAGCTACTCCTGATATAGCTGTCGTTCAGCTCGGAGATGACGGTGCAACGATAAGCACGAGCGGAGTTAGCGGAGCAACTAGCTACACCTATGAAAGAGATACAGACTCTGGGTTTTCTAGTCCAACAACTATATCTAGTGGTACATTAGACTTAACAGTAAACGATACAGGTTTATCTAAAACAGTTACATATTACTACAGGATAGCAGCGACAGACGGAGTAGAGACTACGACATCTGTTACATCTTCGCTTGTTATAGTTGGTGATTTTACTACAGCCTCTTTACTAGGTTCTAGCACTGTAGCTAATACAGTCAATACGTTTACTCTAACAATCCGTCCAGAGGTAGACATAACAAGCGGTACGGTTACATTGACAGGACTAGATGTGTCGCAGACAGCGGACAACGCATCTCTTAGTATAACAAGTACAAGTAATATCTTTGGTACAACTGCTGACTGGACACAATCTACAGGAACTCTTGTACTTACTGTATCTACAACTGTACCAAGCAACGCTGACACTATTGTTACTTTTGATTTAACTAATCCATCCGACACGCCAAATAGTGGATCAACAGGTATTACATTGGATAGTGCTAACTACAATCAAGCATCGATCATCGGTACTTTCTTAAATACAGTTAACTCTTACATTATAACAAACACTACCCGCAATGAGTCGGTGATACTGGCAGACACTACTCAAACACAATACACTATAGAGTACGGAGCAGACACACAAGACTTGTATGTATGGGATGGCAGTGCTTGGTACATTTTCAATAACGATTAAATAATATAATTTAAAGATGGCTAATAAAAAGATTACCGAACTTACGGAGCTGACAACACCAGCAGGTGCAGACATTCTTGCAATCGTTGACGACATAGCTGGAACCGCAACCACTAAGAAAGTATCTGTTACTAATTTGATGGGGCAAGCATCCGCTTCCAACTTGTCTAGTTACGACTTCAACGGAAACGCTATCAGTAACTTCGACGCTTCAATCAACGATCAAACAGGAACCACCTATACATTAGTAGCTGGAGATAACGGTAAAGTAGTAGTACTAGACAACGCTTCTGCTGTAACTGTCACAGTACCAAGCGGATTGGGTGCAGGGTTTAATTGTAGCTTCGTACAAAAAGGAGCAGGTCAAGTATCGTTCAGTGCTTCAGGAACTACTGTTAACAATAGACAGTCCCACACTAAGATTAGCGGACAGTACGGAGTGGCTAGTGTAGTTGCTTACGCTGCTGACACGTTTATACTTGCTGGAGACACCGCTTCGTAACAATATGTTTGTCTTGCCTACAGTTGGATTAGGTGTTATTGCTACACTACTTGATAGTAGTTTTACTATTGAGGATACAGACACTGAATCTAACATCTTATCAACAACACCAACCAATCCAACCGGAGAAGTAACTATTAAATTTGGAACAGATACTTACGACCTATATATCTACGACGGTTCCGCTTGGTATATCTTCAATAACGATTCATAAAACATGAGTACAATTCAAGCTTACACTACAGCCACTAGACCGTCTGCCGTTGGTAATACAGGTCTGACTATATTCAATACCACTAGTAAAGATATTAACGTATCAGATGGCACTAGCTGGCGAGCGTATGCAAATGATGGTGTGTCTATTGTATTAGGAGCAAGTACACACTCACTAGCACTAGATGGTACTGATGACCGCATGGAATGTGGTGATGTTTCGGGAATAAGTTCAGTTACCGCATTTAGTGTATCAGCATGGTTTCGCACTAGCTCAACTGCAACTATGTATCTTTTATCAGGCGTTGGTTCAGCAACAGACCCCTCCGCATTTTATGATGGTTTTCAAGTTTACATAAGTGGTGGAAAGCCGTATTTTGTTGTTGGTAATGGGGCTTCTAAGTATGATGGTGCTAATAACACTACTACTGTAAATGACGATGATTGGCATCATGTGGTCGGTGTTATGAACGGTTCGACATACACAGTTTATGTGGATGGTTCTACTGTAGGTTCTACCAATATAGGTGATGGAACAGTTTCAACAACACATAGTACCTGTGGAGGCAATTTTACAATAGGTGAGAGGTTTGATTCAAATAACACATATGCGTTTAATGGTTATGTAGATGATGTAGCTGTATTTAATCGAGCTTTAACTAGCTCAGAGGTCAGCAACATATACAACAACGCTGATTATTTGAGTCCCATAAATTTATGGAAGATGGATGATAGTACTGATGATTTAGTTGGTTCTAACAACGGCACACTACAAGCTAATGCCGACTTCACAGACTTAACAAAACGCACATAAAATGAATAATATAAATTATGTTATTGTGGATTCTTCTGAGGTATCGAGCGTAGACTTCGACCAAGTGATGCAAACATCTGCTGATAAACTTCGTTACTCATTAGATGGAAGTAAAGCACTACTCAAATACGAAGGCACACAACCATTTTTTCTGCTCGGCAAGACAGAGTACACCCACTCCGAAATACTAAGCATCTTGAGTGGGCCTGAGTGGCAGTCCGAAGAACTTATCTAAGGTATGCACGAAACAGCCCAAGGGCTATATCATTCGTTGGAGAACCAGCGGTGGTCATTCTTAGACAGAGGACGTACATCTTCTGAGCTTACACTTCCTTATGTCTTACCACCAGATGGTCACAACTACGCTACTAAGTATTACACACCGTACCAAGGTATCGGAGCTAGAGGAGTATTAAATCTAAGTAGTAAGCTATTGCTTGCACTGCTCCCACCTAACGCTCCCTTCTTTCGTCTTGTTATAGATCGCTATGAGTTAGACAAAGCAAAGGAAGACCTCGGTGTAGAAGGAGCAGAACAACTACGTACTGACTTAGAGAAAGCATTAGCTGATGTAGAGCGTAGTGTATCACAGGAAGTAGAAGTACAGAACTTCA